CGCAGTTTCAGCGCGAGTTTCCCGACGCCAAGATGGCGTCCTACGACGACCAGGAGTTCTCGAGTCTGGGAGACTCCTTCCAGAAGTGGATTGCCAGTGACGATGAGGGCGAGCGGTCCGTACGCGTTATGGAATACTGGCGCGTCGTCACGACCAAGCGCGTGAAATGCCTGTATCGCGACGAGACGGGGGCTGAACGCACCGGCTGGAAGGATGAGACGCCGGAGGGCGTGGACATCGTCTTTGAGCGCGAGGTCGAAGACCGCACCGTTGAGTGGTTCAAGCTCAACGGGCTGGAAATCCTCGACCAGCAGGACTGGGACGGGCAATACATCCCGATTGTCCCGGTGATTGGCCGCGAAGCCAACATTGACGGTCTGCGGCGGTGGACCGGCGTCATTACGCCCGCCAAGGATGCGGCCCGCCTGTTCAACTACGGCGTGTCGTCAGCGGTGGAGACCGCCGCCCTTGCGCCTCGTCAGCCGTGGCTCATTGCCGAAGGGCAGGAAGAGGGCCACGAGCAGGAATTCCTGCAGTCTTCAACCCGCAATTTCCCGTATCTCCGCTACAAGCCCACGACCCTGAACGGCCAGCCGGTCGCCCCGCCGCAGCGCATTGCGGCGAGTGCGGACATCTCGTCGGCCATCGCCATCATCCATGAGGCGCGGGACTACGTCCACACGTCCACGTTTGCCTTTGAGCCGACGCTCGGCCAAACGTCCAGTCAGCGGTCGGGCAAAGCCGTGTTGGCACTGCAACAGCAGTCGGACATGGGCAACGGCGGGTATCTCGACAACCTGACGCAGATTTCGATGACGTATGAGGCCAAGGTCATCCTTGACCTGATTCCTCGCGTCTATGACCGCCCAGGCCGTGTGGTGCAGATTCGCGGCAAGGATGACGTGACCACGCAGGTCATGCTCAACCAGCCCTACGTTGAACACCCGCAGACGGGTCGGCCCATGCCGCTCAAGCCGGGAACGCCGATGGCCGCACTCCAGCCGTCGATGCCGCAGGCGCTGCCACCGGGACTGCCGCCGGGGATGCCCGAAGCGCCGCCCGGAGCCATGATGGCCCCGCCGCCCAAGCCGATGGTCAAGCATTACGACCTGAACAAGGGCCGGTATGCGGTCACGGTCAATGTGGGCAAGTCGTATCAGACGCGCCTGCAGGCGGGCAGCGACCAATTGAGCCAGTTGATGCAGGCCGAACCGGCGCTGGTGCCCGTGCTGTCCTACTACTGGGCCAAGTTTCAAGATTGGCCGGGCCACGACGAAGTGGCGGCTGACCTCAAGAAGATGCGCCCGCCGCAGTTGCAGGACACTGACCAGAACCAGTCTCTGCAGGCGCTCCAGCAGCAGTTGGCCCAGCAGGCGCAGATTCTTGCGACTGTCGGCCAACAATTGCAGCAGGCGCAACAGCAGTTGCAGATGGACACGGTCAAGCAGCAGGCCATGCTTCAGAAGGCGCAGATGGACAACGAGGCGCGGCTGGAAGAAGCTCGGTTGGCCGCGCAGAAGGACATCGAAGTCCAGCGCCTGCGGAACGAAGCCCAGTTGGCGGCAGTGGAACTGCAAGCCTCGCTGAAGTTGAAGCAGGTCGAATCGACGCTGGAAGTCGAGAGACTGTCGCTGCTGCATGACGCGCATGAGTCAGCCATGACGCGGCAGCATGAGATGAACCGCGACTTGACGCAGCACGACCACGATGAGCGGTCGCAGATGCGGGACCACGCCAACGCCGCGACCCAGTCGGAGGATACCGATGCCCGCGAAGAGTGAGACGCAGCGCAAACTGATGGCGGCAGCGGCCCACGGGGCTGACTTTGCTAAGGCCAAGCAACTGCGGCAGTCCATGACGCTGGCGCAACTCAAGGAATTCAGCGGTCGGGTAGATGCACCCAAGGCTCCCGCTGAAGACAAAGCCGCAGGCGTGAAACATGCGCCAGCCAAGAAACTCAATGCCGGTCGGGAACCTGGACACCCGAACCGGCACCAAAATCTCGGCAAGTATCTGCATCCAAAGAAAGCGTAATCAGGGGGACTCGGTATGGCTGATGTCACAGTGAACGACGGCGACTTCATCGTCACGTCGTCGTCGGAATCAGAAGCAGACATGCGCTCGGCGCTGGCCGAGCCAACAACGGAACCGTCTGGAGACGCGGCTCCCGTGGAGGAGGCTGCGCCGGTTGAGGCCGATGCGGCTCCCGTCGAAGACGACAAGAAAGAGGAGCCTGCCCCCAAGAAGAAGGGCGCAGAAGCGCGGAAGCAGAGCATCCAGGCCGAGATTGACGAACTGACGGCCAAGCGCCATGAGGCGCGTCGGGCCATTGAAGCGGAAGCCGCTGAACTGCAACGCCTGCGGAACGAACTGGCGCAGCAGCAGTCCCGTACACAGCCTGCGGCGGCGAGTAGCGACGACCCGGAACCCACGCTTGATGCGTTTGAGACGTACGACGCGTTTGTGCGGGCACAGGCCCAGTGGGCGGCACGGCAGGTCATTCGCGAGACGCGGCAGCAGGAACTCCAGCAGCAGCAACAGACGCTGATGGTGCGCGAGCAGGAGCAGCGCAAGCGGCAGTTCGCCCAGCAGTGGAGCGAAGCCGTGTCGGCGGACCCGACGTTTGAAACGTCGATTCGGCCCGACCTGCTGGAGATGAAACCGTGGAGTTATTTGACGCCGGAGGAACGCCAGTCCGCAACTGTGTATAATGCGATTGCGGAAGAAGTCCTCCGGGCGAGTAACGGGCCACAACTGCTCAAGTACTTGTCGGAAAACTTCGACACCGAATTTCAGCGCCTTGCCTCGCTGCAATCACCGGATGACCTCCGGTGGTCAATGGCAAAATTGCAAGGACGGCTTGAAGCTGCTTCCTCCATCGGCCCAGCTTCGACGCCGCGACCCATTAGTAGCGCAAAACCTCCCATTAAGCCGATGGGGAGTGCGCCTAGCGCCGGAGACGATGACGAGTTGTCCGACGATTTGCCGGTTGAGGAGTATATTCGCCGCGCCAATCATCGTGACCGCGTTCACCGTGCTGGCAGGTAACGGATCGCATGGCTAATACACTGGCAACCCCGACGTGGGTGACGAAGGAAGTAGCGCGTGGCTACATCAACGCGCTGAAGTTTGCGGCGAACGTGAATCGCTCGTACGACGACCAGTACGAGCAGGCGGGTGCCAAGGTTGGCAACACCGTCAACGCACGTCTGCCCCAGCGGTTCACGGTGACCGATGGTCAGGGTCTGCAGATGCAGGCGCTCTACGACCAGACGGTGCCGATCACGCTGACCAACCAGAAGAACGTCGCGTTTGGCTACTCGTCGGCCCAGGCGACGACGGAACTGAACGACATCCGTGAACGCTACGTGCAGCCTGCGGCGGAATCGCTGGCCAACGCCGTGGATGTCCTCGGCTTCAACACGGTCGTCCGCGACATCTATTCGTCGGTGGGCGTCCCCGGCACCACGCCGACCGCCACCCTGACGTATCTGCAGGCCATGACCAAGCTGACCGACCTCGCCACCCCGCTTGACGGGCGCGTGGCGGTGCTGGACCCGCTGGCGATGCAAACCCTCGTCGCGAACACGCAGACGATTTTCAACCCGTCTGCGACCATCAGCGAGAACTACAAGACCGGCATGTTTGGTCGCAACCAACTCGGTATTGGCGAGTGGTATCAGGATCCGAACAAGCTGGTGCATACGACCGGCACGTTCACGGCATCGACCCCGCTGGTCAACGGCGCAAGCCAGACCGGCTCGTCCATCATCACGGACGGCTGGGCCTCGGGTGCCTCGACCCTGAACAAGGGCGACATCTTCACCATCGCGGGCGTCAACACGGTCAACCCGCTGTCCTACTCGGACACGGGCCGTCTCCAGCAGTTCGTGGTGACCTCGACGATTTCGGACACGTCGGGTGCCATGACCATCAGCATCAGCCCGTCGATCATCACGTCGGGTGCGCTGCAGACCGTGACGGCGTCTCCGGCGGACAACGCGGTGATTACCGTGCTGGGCGCGACCGCTGCCACGTCGGGCACGCTGGCGACCACGTCGTCGCCGCAGTCGCTGGTCTACCACCCGGACGCGTTTGCGCTGGTCATGGCCGACCTCGTCAAGCCGGGTGCGGGTGCGACCGCGACCACGGTGAAGAGCAAGGCACTCGGTTTCTCGATCCGCATGGTCGAGCAGTACCAGATTGCCACGGATCAGAACCCCAGCCGTCTGGACATCCTGCTGGGATGGGCCACCATTCAGCCGCGCCTTGCAGCGCGTGTGTGGGGTTAAGGAGCACACATGGCACTCACCACAACGACTCTTTCTTCGGCAGTCACCTCGACGGCCACGTCCATCGTGGTCGCCTCGGCCACTGGTTTTGCGGCAGGCAATCTCATTCTGGTCGATCTGGAATGGATGCAGGTCGCCAAGACCTACGTCAGCGGCACCACGATTCCGGTGCTGCGCGGCCAGGACGGCAGTGTGCAGGTCGCCCACGTCGCCTCGGCCAACGTCACCACGGGTCTGACCACGGACTTCAGCGGCCCCGCGCCGATGCAGGTCGTGGCGGAACCGCAGGCGCTGACCAAGCAGGTGCAGTCGTACTCGGCTTCGGGTGCGATTAACTTCTCGGGCAACTGCGACTGGACGACGGCTATCCTGAACGGCACGTCGGCGCTCTCGATGACGCTGGCGAACCCGACCAAGGATCAGGACGGGCAGTACCTGCACATCGTGGCGAACGGCAAGGCCGCGCACACGGTGACCTACACGGCTGGCCTGGGCAATGGTGGCGCGTCCTACGACGTGGGCACCTTCTCGGCCTCGCTGGCCATGTCGTCGCTCCTGGTGGCCTGCAACGGCTACTGGGTGTCGGTCGGCCCGACGGGCGCAACCGCGATGGTTGGCTCCCCGGCCTGGGCGTAAGACAACACCGAGACGTGGTTCCTGCAATGGGGTGGGAACCACGTCTTGCTGCGTGAGAGGACTGCATCATGGGTGTCGTGCGTACTGGAGAGTCGGCTTACGACAAGGAAATGAACAAGTGGGATACGCCGCAGCGGCAGGGCGGGATGCGACCGGATACGTTTCAGGCGTTCCCGGCCATGCTGTACAAGGCGCATCAGCGTGACAACGGTCAGTGGGCCGTCAACGACCCGTTTGATGAAAACTGGAGTCGTCGGTGCCACATGATTGTGCGCGACGAGCGTGAACTGCGGCAGCAACTGGACAACGGGTGGCGACCGACCCCGCAAGAGGCGCTGGAATACGCAAATCGATTCCAGCAGGCCATTGCGGATGCGGCAGCGGAACGGCATTTTGCCGACCAGCGCCTGAGCGAGAAAGCCCAGCGCGAAGCCGCAGCGGCAGACGCGGAAACGAACGACCATGTGCCGGAGATTGCTGCGCCCAAGAAGCGTGGCCGACCGGCCAAAGTGACCGAGTAAGAGGAGCAGCGCATGGCCGCACAGGTATCGACGGTCTACAACCGCGCCGTCGCGATTACGCCGAGCAACACGGTCAATTTCGACGGTAGCACCTATTCGGCCAACGCCGCCACCAAGGCCATTCCCGCCGATGCCATTTACATTGGCGGGGCGGGTATCGTGGTTGTGGTGTTTGAAGACGGGTCCACGGCCAACTTCACAGCGGTCGCCGGGCAAATCCTGCCGCTGAAGTGTATCCGCGTCAATAGCACCACGACGACGGCGACATTGATGGTGGCGCTGTATTTCGTCTAACGGACGCCTGTGCCACCTGTCTTCAGTGCCGCGTGGTTTGACCGCTATCAGCCGTGGCTGCTACGGCTGTTGCGATGGCCCCTGACGGGTCGTCTGCTGCGTCATGCCCTCGCCATTCAACCGGATGATGTCGGCTACCGTGGCCGGATTGTGGCCCTGCGCCCTGATTCGTACACGGTAGCTCACGCAGACGGAACGTATACCCTCGACTGCCGCACACACGACAAATACGGCAAGCGCCTATA